GCAGGTCAGCGGCACCCTTGGTGCAGGTAATGGCGGTACTGGGATCAGCAGCTACACCGTTGGCGACATCCTCTACGCCTCTGGGACCACGGCACTAAGCAAACTGCCTGATGTGGCCACAGGCAACGCGCTCCTCTCTGGCGGTGTCAGCAACGCCCCGCTGTGGGGTAAGGTTGGCCTTGTAACGCATATTACCGGCACACTAGAGGTGGGCAACGGTGGTACAGGCGCGGTCACCCTGACTACTCGGGGTGTGTTGATTGGTAACGGCACCAACGCTGTTAGTGCTACGGCTGCGGGCACCACTGGTCAGGTTCTAGTCGGCAACACAGGTGCGGACCCATCATGGGCCACCCTCACTGGTATCGGCGTAACTTCGTTCAGCGCAGGCACGACGGGCTTTACGCCAGCGACAGCCACAACTGGCGCGGTCACACTCGCAGGCACACTAAACGTCGCCAACGGCGGCACCAGCAATACCACACTGGCGGCTAACTACCTCCTTAAGGGTAACGGCGTATCACCTATTGCTACGTCAGTGGTCTACGACGACGGCACGAACGTCGGGATTGGTACGGCTGCACCGGGCACAAGGTTAGATGTTGTAGGCCCAGATAATAATGGCGCTCAGTATCGTACATCTACGCGGACCATAGGTATCGGGTCTATAAGCGGTGTAAACGCCCTCTACGGTGGTTCTGGAACTGAGCTTACATTCCACATCGGCTCAGAACGTATGCGCATCAACGCCAGCGGCAACTTGCTGGTGGGGACTACCACGGACTTCGGCGGGCGTCTAACGCTTATCCCAGCAACAACACCAACAACCTTTGTTGGTGGTAACCAATTACAAATCGGCGAAGCTACAAACAATACCGCCTACCGCTTGCAAGTGGGGTATATCAACCACCCTGTGCAAGGTTATGTAGGGTCAATACAGTCCTACGCGGGTGGCGTCCCCTCGTCATTAGTCTTGCAAGGCGCTGGTGGCAATGTCGGCATAAACACCGCAGCCCCCGGTGCAAAGTTAGAGACATTCAATGACATTGGCGGCGTAAACGCACTCAGGCTTAATACTAATTTTGCGGGTGGTAACTACGTTGACATAAACCCTTACATAAGCGGCGTATCCAACGGCGGGTTCTCTATCTCGCTCAACGGAACTATTCGTCAGACAATCGACACCAGTGGCTCAATCACAGCCAACGTCGATTTCCGTGCGCCGATCTTCTACGACAGCAACAACACTGCTTATTACGTTGATCCGAATAGCACATCAAGGATTGTGCGTTTAGCTCTTGATAACGGCGATAACTTGTCGTGGGGTGGTGTCTACGGGGCGGGCATACCGACCATTGCTGGTTCAACCAGTAATGGTTTATACTTTTACCCAACCGGTTCGACCGCTGGCAATACGTTCACGATGTTCAGTTCGTATGCAATCGCTACTGGTTCTATGCGTGCCCCCCTCTTCTACGACAGCGATAATACCAGCTACTACCTTGATCCTGCTGGCTCCAGCGTGCTTGGGATCATCACGGCACAATCCACCAATGACGCGCAGCTTTATCTGAACGGGAATGGAACGTCGTGGGCTGGTATCCAGTGGACGGATGTCAGTGGCAGCGACAACATGTGGTACAACGGCTCCACATCTACGTTTGCCATCGGCGGCGGTGGATCGGTTGTTGCCAATAAAAAACTGCATATTAACGGTGGGACAACCATCGGAAGCGGACTTGCTGCTTCATCTAGCGGCGTGAATGGCTTGCTGATTGAAGGTGCGCTAAACGCGGGTAACGGCAACCTCACACCCGCAGGAACAGCCTTTAGCAACGTCATTACTGGTCGCGGCACAAATCGTGTCGTGGCCTTCGACGGCAATGGCACCGTGCCGTCTGTCTGGTGGACCAACGGTGGCACTGCCATCGGCGCTATCGATGCCATTTCTGGCGGCGGTCTTGCTCACTGGGCGAACAACGGCAGTAGCTGGCAACAGCAGATGGCGGTTAACTATGGCAACGTCACCATAAATACCGATATCCGCTCGCCGATATACTACGACAGCAACAACACTACGTATTATGTCGATCCCGCATCTGGTTCAAATCTAGTAGGGCAAGTCCAGATTAACGGCGGGACTACAATGTCTGGCGGTTGGAACAGGGCGCTATACCTTGCATCCCAATTCCCTGTCATTGTGATGAACTCAGGAAGCGTCAAATACTCCGCTATCGGCGTTGATTACACCGAAGCTCAGAGCGGCATGGTGTTTTGGGTTAACGGCAACAGCGCCGACATAACCAACGGCTCTGCGACAATAGCGCTGCGGATAAACACTGGAAACTTCATCGTAGCCAATGACGTCCGTGCGACTATCTTCTACGACAGCAACAACACTGCGTTCTTCGTAGACCCCAACAGCACGTCGGTGCTTAACACCATTCGGGCAAGTAGGGTTCAGTTCTCTAACAGCAACCCAGCCATTGTGTTGGATAACACCAGCTACCAAATACTGTACGACCCGACAGGGAACGCCGCCCTCTACCTCGGCGGCGCGGACCCAGCCAACTATTACGACAACAGCACGCACTACTTCCGCACCCGTGGCGGTAGCAATATGGCGGTCATGAATAGCAACGGTATTCAGGCCCCTATCTTCTACGACTTAGCTAACACTGGGTATTACGGCGACTTTGCCGGTACTTCTAACCTTTTTAATCTTACCATCAGCGGCGGGGGTAACAAGTACCTCCAAATCCAATCGACCGACGGCGGCGAAGCTATGGTGCGTTATCTCGGCGCTACTGGCCCCTCTTGGTATGTCGGTAAGCGAACGACATCGCAACTTGTTGATACTGCGTCCTTCCATTTTTACTCCGAGAGCGCGGGGGCTACGGTTGGCGGTATTGATGTATCCGGCAATATGTTTGCTTCTACCTCTTTCCGTGCACCTATTTTCTACGACAGCAACAACACTGGGTATTACGTCGATCCGGCCAGCGGTACGGTTCTTGGAGGTACTGTTTCAATCCTCGGCGGTAGGAACATCACTCTTAGTACTAGCGGCGGCAACGTGCAGATTAAAGGTGATGCTGGTGGCTGGTCTAATGGACTACTGTTTTACGGCTCGTCTAATACCTTTAGGGGCGGTTTCGGCGCTCTAGGTAGCGGCGACGGATTGTCTTACTTATGGGCTGGCAATGACTACAACAATGCCGCGCTTTATCTCTACGCATCCAATTACGCCGAAAGCCCCGGCTCGTTCCGCGCACCAATCTTCTACGACAGCAACAACACTGCTTATTATTTTGACGGGGCCAGCACTTCTAACTGGAACACCTCCGGCCAACAAGGCTTCCACACCTTTGGTAACTACGGTCTTGGTATTGTTGGTACATACTCGCCAACGCGCTACCAGCTTGTTTGGGCTTTAGGCGATGCGTACAAAGGCAACGCAGATGGGACCAGTTTAGCCAGCGCATACGGCCTCTGGTTCTCGTATCCCAGTGCTGGCGGACCTGCTGCAAACCTCTCTACGCATGGCTTGATGCTCATCCAGAACGGCGTGTTTCAAGCATCGCTTGACCCAAGTATGCGCGCCATCGGCGATATGCGTGCGCCTATCTTTTACGATTATAACAACACTGCATTCTTCGTTGACCCAAACAGCACTTCGGTCCTTAGCACTGTCCGCGCTGCTGGCATTCAACATTCATCTGGCAACAACGCCATTATTTTGAATAGCGGCGTATGGACGCAGTTTTGCGACGTTAATGGGGCGACCAAGTTGTGGCTTGGTGGAACCGCCGATCCGAATAATTATTATAACGCTAATATTCACTACTTCCGCAACAATTCTAGCTCCAACACCATGACGATTGATAGCTCTGGCAATGTTGTAGCTACAGCAAACGTCACGGCATATTCAGATGCTCGCCTCAAGAAAGACGTTGAGACCATTGGTGACGCGCTTGGTCTCGTCGGTAAGATGCGCGGCGTGCGGTATACCCGCATCGACACTGAGAAACGCAACGTCGGTGTCATCGCGCAGGAGATGTTGGAAGTTATACCTGAAGTGGTTCATCAAGGCACGGGTGACGACGACACGCTCTCTGTTGCTTATGGTAACCTTGTTGGTGTATTAATAGAAGCAATCAAGGAACTCGAAGCCCGCGTGGCCGAATTGGAAGGAAAGTAAATATGGCACTTACGTACACTTGGGCGATCACGTCCTTGAAGAAAACCACGGATGTCACTCTCGACATCGACAACGTCGTCGTGCAGACCACATGGACCTGCACTGGCACGGACGAAGACGGCGACAGCGGTACGTTCAACGGCGCTACGCCGTTCTCGCTCGCGACCGTAGACCCTGCTACGTTCATTCCTTATGAAGACTTGACAGAAGCCGATGTCCTTGGTTGGATAGAGGCCGTTGTTGTCGGTTCTTACAAGGAGCACGTCGATGCGCAAATCAACAAGCAGATTGCGCTAATCAAAGACCCAGTAGTGGACGTCCCTAATGGCGATTTCCCGTGGGACCCAACCCCGACACCAACACCACCAACACCAACACCCCCTGTTACCCCCACCGCAGCACCTGAAGGAGAAGAGTAATGAATCCAGAACTTGATAAGTATGACGTTGAGAAGCAGGCCGCGCCGGAAATTACGGTCGTCCTGTCTATCCAAGAATTGAACACCGTTCTCGCTGCGCTTGCTGAAATGCCGCACCGCGTCTCTGACCCGGTCATCCGTAAGGTATTCACACAGGCTAACGAGCAAATTCCGCAACAGCGAGTAAACTAATGTCTGACCCCCGCTGGTTAGAGACGGCAGAAAGTTTCCAAGGGTTGAAAGAAATACCCGGCCCTGCGCACAACAAGGTCATTCTCGGATGGCTGGAGAAGTTACGCGCTTGGTGGAGGGATGACGAGACCCCTTGGTGCGGTGTGTTTGTCGCACACTGTATGGATGAAGCGGGCCTACCGTATCCTAAATACTACATGCGTGCACGAGACTGGGCGGATTATGGTTCGCTTTTACGTCGTGACCGACTGGCTCCCGGAGCTATCCTTGTGTTTGGCCGTACAGGTGGCGGGCATGTGGGTTTCTATGTGGGGGAAGACGCTGGACATTATTATGTGTTGGGCGGCAACCAAGGCAATTCCGTTAGTGTGATGAAGATCGGTAAGACCCGTCTCATTGCCTCTCGGTGGCCGAAGGGCGAACCTGTCATTGGCGGGTACGTGTTTATGAAAGGTGGAAAAGTCTCCACTAACGAAGCATAGGAGTTTATTATGAATAAGAACGAAGTTTATGGCGTAGTTCGTACCATCCTCGCCGCAGTTGGCGGATACTTTGCGGGTCAAGGCGTAATCGACTCTGAGACTGCCGTTGCACTTGCTGGCGCTGGTGCCACCATTGCTGCTGCTGTTTGGTCCATTAAGTCGAAGCGGGTACCAACTCAGGATTAAAATAGGTTTATTAGCCCACTAACGAAAGGAGGGAGGCAGAATTATGTTCGGTTTCTCTCCTTTCGCGACTACCGCCTTTGCGGACATTCTTGAGACCAATCGGGCCAACCAGAATGTAACTGGCGTTGAAGCTACGTGCTCCCTTGGCTCTGTCACGGTCGCAGCCGAAGTTAATATCTCACTTACTGGCGTCGAAGCCACAGGAGACATCGGGCACGTTGATGCTCGGTCGATTGTTAGCGTATACCTAACTGGTGTCGAAGCTCTTGGTGAAGTCGGCACCGCTGCCGTATCTGCCGCTGCATCTACTGGCGTTACTGGCGTCGAAGCCACTGGCGAAACGGGCACAGCAAATGCCACAGGCACAGCCAATGTAATCCCCATAGGCGTTACAGCCTCAGGTGTAATCGGTACGGTTGCTACCAGCGCAGGCGCTGCGGTCTTCCCAACTGGGGTTCAAGCTGCGGGCGAAACAGGCACGGCGACTGTCGCGGCCTCTGGAAGTGTGGTTGTCACTGGCGTCGAAGCTATTGGCCAGACAGGCACGGTAAACGTCGCAGCGGGAGCCAACGCATTCGCTACAGGCGTAGAAGCCCTTGGCCAAACAGGCACGGCTGAAGTTTCAGGTAAAGCCTTTGTCTCCGTCACTGGCGTCAGCGCCACCGTTGATCTTGGCAGCGTCGTTGTCCGCATACCGAAAATCGTGCCTGTCACGGGTGTAGAGGCTTCTGGCGCTATCGGTAACGCCACCGTTATAGGTGGTTCCAAAGTTTATCTTGTTGGTGTACAAGGGGTAGGTAGAGTTACCACTCCGCTTGTCTGGGGCGTTATCAATGACAACCAAGACGCGAACTGGCAACCGATTGATGATGCGCAAACTGGTAACTGGGCGACGGTAGATGATGCTCAAACACCAAGCTGGCAGACGATTGATGATTCCCAAGCTGGGGATTGGGTACAAGTGGTAGACGGCAACACCGTTGTTTGGGTACAGATACCGACGTAAGGAACGAAGATGGCAAGTACGTATAGCAATCTCAAAATCCAATTAATGACCACGGGTGAGAACTCGACCACGTGGGGCGACGTCACAAACGTCAACTTAGGCACTGCCTTGGAAGAGGCCATTGTTGGTTCCGATGATGTCACTTTTGCCAGTGCCAACGTCACACTGACCCTATCCAATACCAACGCTTCGCAAACTGCTCGCAACATGCGGCTGCGCTGCACGGGTACTACTGGTGGATCAACTCGCAACCTCGTGGTACCTGCGATTGAAAAACCGTATATCGTCCAGAACGACTGCGCGGATAGCATCGTAATTAAGACGTCGGCTGGCAACGGCATCACCGTCCCTGCTGGTAAGACCATGTGGGTCTATAACAACGGCACGGACGTAGTGGATGCAACCACTCACCTCACGTCACTTACGCTTGCCTCGGCCCTTCCTGTTCTCTCAGGCGGCACAGGCTCCAACACTGCTTCTGGTGCACGGACCAATCTCGGCCTCGGCACAATCGCCACGCAGAACTCAAATGCCGTCACCATCACTGGTGGCTCAATCACAGGCATCACTGACCTTGCTGTTGCCGATGGCGGCACAGGCGCTTCGAACGCTGGGGACGCACGGACTAACCTTGGTCTCGGCTCTCTTGCTGTTCTCTCGTCGATCAACAACTCCAACTGGTCTGGCACTGCTCTGGCTGTTGCTAATGGCGGCACAGGCGCAGTCGATGCACCAACTGCTCGGACTAATCTTGGCGCTGGTACAGTAAACTCGGTGGCTGGTACTGGCACAGTAAATGGCCTAACCCTTACCGGCACGGTCACTACATCTGGCTCACTTACTCTTGGTGGCGCGCTTTCCGGCGTCAGCCTGACTACGCAGGTCTCAGGTATATTGCCTGTCGCCAATGGCGGAACAAACGCTACAACAGAGTCCGGTGCACGCACAAGTCTAGGTGCTACTACGGTTGGGGGTAACATGTTTACCCTGACCAATCCCGATGCGATTACTTTCCCACGTTTCAATGCAAACAACACGGTCTCTGCTTTGGATGCTGCGACTTTCCGGAGTGCAATCGGCGCGGGTACTAGCTCGACTACGGGTACAGTTACTTCGGTCGCTATGTCGGTCCCCGCGTTTCTTTCTATTTCGGGTTCACCGATCACAAGTTCTGGTACGCTTGCAGTCACCCTTTCCGGCACGGCACTCCCTGTCGCCAATGGCGGTACTGGCGCAACCACCCTTACGGGTGTTCTAAAGGGTAATGGCACTTCGGCTTTTTCCGTTGCTACTGCGGGCACTGATTACGTCGCCCCCGGTGGCGCACTCGGCACACCTTCATCGGGTAACTTGGCGAACTGCACCTTCCCAACACTAAACCAAAATACCACTGGTAGCTCTGGTTCCTGCACCGGTAACTCGGCAACAGCTACGACTGCTACTACAGCTACTACAGCTACTACAGCTACTACGGCTGGGTCTGTTACCAACGCTGTAACTTTTAACACCTCGGGTGGTGCAGCCGCTGGCACGACGTTCAACGGGTCCGCAGCGCGTACGATTGATTACAGCACGGTGGGTGCTTACGCTGCTACTAACCCATCGGGCTTTACGTCAAACGTCGGTACGGTAGTTTCGGTAAGCGGTACCGGTACGGTTAACGGTATCACGCTCACCGGTACGGTTTCATCTTCGGGTAACCTAACTCTAGGCGGTACTCTTTCCGGTGTTAGCCTCACGACACAAGTGTCAGGTACGCTCCCGATTGGGAACGGTGGTACAGGCGGAACCACACAAGGCACTGCGCAGACTGCTCTCGATGTTCCTTCCCGTGCAGGTTCAGGTGCCAGCGGTACATGGGGTATAAGCATCAGCGGCAACGCAGCCACAGCTACTTCGGCTACCTCGGCTACAAACGCTACAAACGCGGCAAACCTCGTAGCGGCCAACTTCTCTATCGTAGAAAGCGGCGGCGTCCTGTACTTCAAATATGGGGCGACCAATATCGCTAAGTTGGAAAGCAACGGAGCGTTTACCGCACTCAATAACGTCACAGGATTTGGGAGCATCTAATGGCACTACCAACCAGCGGACCATTAACTCTTGCGCAAATCCAAGGTGAATTTGGCGGCAGCAACCCTATCTCGTTAAGCGAGTATTACGCTGGCGGTGGTCTGGTGCCTGCGGGCACGACTGGTACTTATGGTGCTGTGCCCTCCTCTGGTGCGATTAGCATCCAGAACTTTTATGGTACGAGCAATTTCGTACCCGGCACGTTCACCTTTACAAGTAGCGGTAGCTTCACCCTCCCATCGGGCTACTCCACGGCTGTCATTGAAGTCTGGGGTGGCGGTGGTGGTGGCGGTACGTTCGGCGCTGCTACTGCGGCCACAGCGGGTGGTACATCTTCTGTTTCGGGTACTGGCGTTAGCCTTACATCAAACGGTGGCGGGGCTGGCTCTGATGCTTCGTCGTTAGGTACTGTCGTCTCCGGTGGCGCGGGTGGTACAGCTAGTGGCGGCTCTACCAATACGACTGGCGGTAGCGGTGGGAATGGTACGTACGACAGTCTATCCACAAACGGCATCGGCGGTGCAGGTGGTAACACAGCCGCTGGTGTCAACGCGTACACATCAGGTGGTACGGGCGGGGCTACAGTAGTTGCTGTTGCGAATACCGCAGGTAACGCTGGAGGACCTCCCGGTGCGGGCGGTAGCGGCGCTGTCGTATACATAGCCGCTAAAGTCAACCAAGGGCAAGGTGGTGGTGGTGGCGGTGGTGGTGGCTACTCACGGGTCACAGCTACCGTAGGTTCATCCCCCGCAGGCACTGTGCTAACCATAACAGTTGGCGGCGGCGGCTCTGGGTCCACACAAGGTAATACTATTTCAAACGGTGGCGCTGGCGCTGGTGGCTACGTCGTGATTAAGACGGCATAAGGATATGACTATGGGCACGGCTGAGTGGGTAGAAATAATCGAAATCCCGAAACTAAACCTTTATCTGGAAATCACCCATAACGCGGAGGAGTTGTAATGCGCGACTACTGCCGCAAATACAAACGATACCACATCGACGTGGTCTACATGGACCCGAACGAAACCTTTGTATTCAAGGCCATTAGCAATATCCGGTGGATTTCCAGCTTTGTTTTCCAAGGTGATTGCACCCGTGTCCAAGACGGCGAAACACTTCCTTCTTGGTCAGTCGGCTACCAGAACGATCCGCCTGAGAACAAGCTGACTGGCTCGACCTACACGGCTGGCCCTGAAGGTGTTGCTTGGGTGTGCGTAGAGTGCGTGGACGGGATGTCGAGCGTTGAGGATACCGAGACCGGACACGTCAATGTAGCTGGTGACTACACACTACCTGCGGGCTGGGGTTTTACCGTTGCTCAAGGTGAGGTGACTGCCGATGGTAAAACTGCTACGCAGGGTTTGTACTTCGCCCCGCGCAGCGCGGACGTTGTTGTTTCGGGGAACGCCGACTTAATTCTTTTGAGGTAGCTAATGGCATTCATCAAGCTCCAATTTAAGCCCGGTGTAAACCGCGACCAGACCGACTACTCCAACGAGGGCGGCTGGTACGAGTGTGACAAAATTCGGTTTCGCTCAGGTTATCCGGAGAAGATTGGCGGCTGGGTAAAATCTACCCCGACTGCATTTGACGGCGTGTGCCGCCAGATGTGGAACTGGATCACGACGTTCAACGATAACCTACTGGCACTTGGGACTGACACCAAAGCCTATATCGAGAACGGTGGTTACTACTACGACATTACTCCGTTCGGTGAAGCGCTTGCTGGGTCTAACACTTTTGCGGTAACGAACACCCTTGCTGTAGTCACAGTGACCACAACTGCTACACTCCCATCTTGGCTGGTGACAGGGGAACCCGTGCTTGTCGCTGGGTTCGTATCCGCTCTTGGTGGTATCCCCATCATCGAACTGAACGCAGTCCACATAATTACCAAGCTCGGGGCCAATAGCTTTAGTTTCACGGTAGCTACACCTGCCTCGTCTACTACCTCCGTCAGTGGCGCAGGCTACACCGTTAAGGCCGAGATTGAACCGGGCAATGCAATTACCACCGCTGGTCTTGGTTGGGGTGCAGGTGCTTGGGGGCGTGATGCTTGGGGTCTGGGTAGCACCACAGGCGGTATCAACCTTCCGCAGCGCGACTGGTGGTTTGACAACTTCGACAACGATCTTGCAATGAATATCCGCAACGGTGCACCTTACTGGTGGGTGCGTGGTACAACGGACGATCCGCAGACTTCGTTGGCTACCCATGCAATAACGCTCCAAACCTATGCCACTAACGAAGGGTATACGGCTGCTTCCGTCCCTGTGCAGGTTATGCAGTTGCTGGTATCCCAGCAGGACAAACACTTAATTGCTTTTGGCGCGGTGCCGTTTGGCTCGACCAGCACGGCTGACTTTGACCCGCTTCTGATCCGCTGGGCTGACCAAGACACTCCGGGCGATTGGACGCCGTCAACAACCAATACGGCTGGTGACCTTCGCGTCTCTCGCGGTTCGCGTATCGTACGGGCACTACCTACTCGTCAGGAAATCTTGGTTTGGACTGACACCAACCTGTATACGCTCCAGTTCCTTGGCACGACTGACGTATTTGGCTTGCAGGAATATGCGGACAACATCTCGATTGCTTCGTCACGTGCAGTGGCATCTGCGGCCAATATTACTTACTGGATGGGGCAGGACAAGTTCTATGCCTATACCGGTCGCGTCGAGACGCTACCCTGCACCCTGCGTAACCATGTGTTCAACAACATCAACTTCAACCAAGCAGATCAGATTATCTGCGGCACCAATGAGCAGTGGAACGAAATCTGGTGGTTCTATCCGACGGCTGATAGCGATCACAACAACGCTTATGTGGTTTATAACCATCTTGAGCGTATCTGGTATTACGGCACGATTGACCGTACGGCATGGCTTGACACGCCACTCCGCCAAAACCCACAGGGCGCGAACACTACAATTACTGTTGATGGCAGCACCGTCACGACTGGCGATGGCTTCCTTTACAACCACGAAGATGGTGTAAACGACGATGTGTTAGCGATGGACAGCTACATCCAGTCATCTGACTTTGACCTTGATGACGGCGACAACTTTATGCTGACTCGGCGTATACTACCTGACGTTGGCTTTGATGGCTCGACCGCTGCATCTCCCGAAGTAACGCTGACTATTCGCCCACGCAATTTCCCCGGCAGTGCGTTCCGTACGGATGCGGCTGATACTCAGCGCGTCATTGAGTCTCCGATTGGCGTCTATACCGATCAGGTCTTTGTCCGTGCCCGTGCCCGCCAGATGGCGCTTAAAGTGCGCTCGGAGAACCTCGGTGTTCAATGGCAACTTGGTGCACCACGCCTTGATGCACGACCAGATGGACGTCGCTAATGGCATTAGATAAGTTCAAAGCCGCTCCGATACCCAACCCGCCTTCGGAGTATGACGCGCAGTATCTGCGGCAGGTTATTCGTGTGCTGGAAACTTACTTCTCGCAGTTGGACTCACGCGCAGGTAACAATGCTCAGAGTTACACAGCCGATTTCTTCTATGGGAGCGGCATTGGTCTGACGTTCCCACATAACCAGTTCTTGAGCAACGTGGATCAGACAGTAACAGTTGTTGACCAAGCCTATGCAGTGCAACTGGAGATTACGTCTTTCACAGACGGTATCACTATTACTGGTGTGAATAATACACGGATTACCTTCGCGTCTCCGGGTATGTACATGTTCATATACAGCCTGTCATTTAAGAACCCGACCAACGATGCGCAGTCGGTAGATGTCTGGCTGCGGTACAACAACGGCACTACCACGACGGATGTCCCCAACTCGAACAGTAAGTTTACAATCCCACCACGCAAATCGACTGGTGACCCTTCGTATCTTATCGCAGTTACGCCCTTTAGTGGTTATGCAGAAGCTCCGGGTGTGTGGGTCGAAGTTATGTGGCATACAACCAACACAAGTGTAGTTATGGAACATCTTCCTGCTGTGGCTTACTCGGCAGGTGTGACGCCAGCCATCCCAGCTACACCTTCGGCTATTGTCGAAGCGTTCTTTGTGTCGAAGGCCGTGTGAGAATGGTATTTGGTTTTAAGCAGATTAACGCTATAAGCGTAGGTACAAGGTAGGTAATCATGATGGACATGCAGGCTGCTCCGCCAACATACGCAGAAATGAACACTGGGCAACCGCCGGTTGGTAACCCTCCTATGCTTGGGCAGCAGGTTCCGGGCATGACTGGTGGTCTGCCTTCGCAGGGTGGCTTGTCTGTTTTGGCTAACCCAATGGCAGAACAACTCCGTAGCTTCGGTCGTGGCGACGACTCCATGCTTGTCCACATGACGCCGGGTGAAGTTAACAGCCTCCAAGGTCTGGCTATGGCTACGGGCGGTTCCCTCACCATCAACCCACAGACAGGTCTGCCCGAAGCTGGCTGGCTCGGTAAACTCCTCCCAACGATCCTTGGCGCAGCCTTAGCGGCTACTGGCGTCGGTGCCCCTCTTGCTGCTGGTATCGTAGGCGCAGGTCAGTTTGCACGCACCGGTAGTTTGAAGAAGGGTCTCATGGCTGGCCTCGGTGCATTTGGTGGTGCTGGCATGGCTGGTATGGCGGGTCTTGGCGGTAAGATTTCTTCCAACGCACTCGGGATACTTGGTGATAAACCGGGTATGTTCGGTGCTAACATGGGTCTTGGTACTGCGACGAAAACAGCCGCACAACTTGCTGCGCCGACTGCCGTTACTGCTGACCCTCTCGCTAATGCACTACCCGTAACACCAACAGTAAACGTCCCAGCATCTGGCATTGCCGGTGGTCCGGGAGCTACTACACTAAGTGCGCCAGCAGCGGCAGCGCCTACGGCGGTTAACCCTATGCAGGCGTATATAAACAATCCGTTAGGAGAGTTTTCAAAGCAGGCTAACGCCCTATGGGGTGGCACGCCTACAGGACCTATGGCTAAAGTAGGTGGCGGCGCTCAGTTCACAGGTGGTCTAGGTTCGCGTTTCGGCCAAGCGGTTCGCGCTGGTCTGCCCGGTGGCACTCCCGGTATCATTTCTAAAGCTGCGCCTATGATGGCTGCTTCCGGCGTTCTCCAAGGTGTCTCCGGTGCGATGACCCCATCTGGATACCAAACCGCATCTGGTATGATGGACAACTCCTACCAAGGACCGTACACGGCGCAGAAGCGTACACCGAGCTTCGCTAAGGACACCAGTGAAATCCTTGGTTCGTCCAAGGAGCGCCGTTACTTCGACATTGATATGCCCGAAGTTTACAACATGGAAGGTCAGATTGTGCAGCCGGGATCGTCCACTGCACGGGGTACGCCTATCCTCCAAAACTATTTGCTACCCACCAACAAGAAGACGCCTAAGGGTTCTCCGATGTATGGCCAGCGTTTCGTACCGTATATGGGCGGCGTTGATCCTTCTCAGGGTATGAGTGCTCCAAACCAAGGTATGTTTAATCCTGAGGAAGATACTACCTACGCTCATGGTGGTGAAGTCGAACTGGCCGATGGAGCCTTTGTGCTTGATGCCCGCACGGTGTCTGAACTTGGTAATGGCAGCAGCAACGCGGGTCTTGAAGCTCTTCGTCGTATTGGTGGTAAGCCAATCCAAGGGCCGGGTGATGGGGTAAGTGATAGTATCCGTGCCCGCATAGGGCGTGACCAACCTGCGCGTGTTGCGCGTGACGAAGCTATTATACCTGCTGAAGCAGTACGTAAAATCGGTAAGGGCAACCCGAAGCGTGGCGCTGATAAACTATACGCGCTCATGGATAAGGCTCACAAAGCCCGGAAGAAAGCCAAGCGCGGTCAAGATACTAAGGTACGTCGGGGTCTCGTATAATGGAAGTAAGTCTGGTTCCTCCTGAGTTGGTTGAAGGGCTTTGGCCCCGCATCTTCCCCTACCTGAGCAGTGCTTCGGAATATACTTTTGGGCGCTACGAACCAGAGGATATCATTGAGTTTGTGCTTAACGGTCAGGCGCATCTTTGGGTTGTGCTTGACGAAGATGAGATTAAGGGTGTGACGATCACCCGCTTCTGGCAGTACCCACGTAAGAATTGCCTTGATCTGGTCTTTCTTGCCGGTGACGATGGGTTTAGTTGGAAAGACGAAATGCTGTCCACGTTGCAAAACTGGGCACGTGATAGCGGATGTGATGTTATTGAAGCATCGGGCAGGCTTGGGCTTGCACGTGCTTTTAAAGATGACGGATATCGTGTATTGTGGCAAGTGTTTGAATTACCCGTAGCTGAAGCGGGCTTTGGAGGTCAGAATGGCTAAGGGTGGCAGCAGCAATCAACCAGTCAAGCAAGAGGTAACCCAGTCTAACCTCCCCGAATACGCACGTCCCTATTTTGAAGGGCTGATGCAGCGTGCGGGTACCGAACTGACCAAGGGTTACACCCCCTACGAACAAGAGCGCATCGCTGGGTTTACGCCGGAACAGCAACAGGTCCAGCAGAATATCCTGAACCAACAGACGCCGGGTCAGTTCGGCACCGCTTCAACTCTCGCTACAGCCGCTGGCCTTGGTTCGCTTCAGGCGGGTCAATACGCTACGGGTCAGTTCGGCGCGCAGCAGATCGGGATGCCCAACCTCCAGCAATACAGCATGAGTGGGCCGCAGCAGGTCCAAGCAGGCCAGTATAACACACCCCAGATGGGCACTGCCCAGACTGGGTTCCAGCCAAACCTTAACTATTTCCAGATGGGTGGAGCGCGTGACGTTGCCTCGCGTAATGTCCGTTCCCAAAATATGCAGGGTGCTCAGACCGGCTACCAACCCAATCTACAGCAGTACGAGATGGGTGGAGCGCGTGACGTTGGTGCACAGGGCGTATCGGCACAGGACATGCAGGCTGCGCAGAGCGGCTATCGTCCAGACCTTGAAGCATTCCAGATGGGACCTGCTGAGCGTGTTGGTGGTTATGATGTAAATGCCCCCATGATGCAGGCTGCGCAGACAAGCTACG